CCAAAGGCAGCAAGTACTTTTGTTTTAGTAACTTTTACAAATACTCTAGACTTTTCAGATTCTCTAAACTTAACTTTTCTGCTATAAAGACCTCTGTAGTTTTCATACGCATCAAGCCACCTACGTTCATCTGTTTGTCTAGCATCTTCAGCAGTCTGAAATCTAGATTTAATTAAACCAACTAAATTACTTTGTTGAGTTTCTTCTAGTAGTAAATTTTTACCAACTTCACCATCAACATCTTCATAGATATTGTTTGCGTTTAAGAAAGTATTTTCATTTTCTGCCATGTTTAATAACCAAAGGTTGTGTCAGAAGGTGTGTATATTTGTCTTTTTAAATCTCGTATTCTATCATACGGATTTGTTACTCTTGGTCTTCCCATAATCATATAACGTAAAGCATCATATGCGTGATCAGAAGCATGAGTATCCACATCCTCTGGATTTGTTTTTGATAATGGAATACTTTGAAGTTCTCTAATTAAGTTTGGACAACTGTTAAATATTTGTAATTTAGGTCTTCCACTTTCTCGAACTTTTAAATATTCGTGTATCTGAATTTTTCCTTGTATTCTGTTCTTATCTGCGCGTCTTAGTTTATGTCCTGCACGCACTAAAGATTCTCCAACAGTAGGGCCAGTTGTTCCAGTTTTAGACCATGCAGCTGTATCTAAAACACCGGGTACTGAAAAAGGATCTTCAAGCTCCTTCTCTGTTATTATAGTACCTAAATCCTGTCCTGTCAAGCCTTTTCTGTATAATTCTCGATAAATTATTAAAGTTCCATCGTTAATATCTAATGTTCCCCACAAACAACAGCTTTCTGAAGCGTATCCGTAGTCAATTCCTTTTGTTCTTTCCCACCCTATAGGTATCTCAAAAGGAGTAATAATGTGTATATTGGGATCAAACTCAGTAAAAGCTGCGCCTTCTGAAACATCCCAGTTACCTTCTAGTAATTGTCTTCTTTGAGTGGGCGGTAATGAGTTAAGCATCTGCTCATAGATACCGTCTTCTGCAAGATAGGGGTTATCTGCTAGTTTTGCAGGTATAAACTTTCTAGTAAGTCCGTCTTTACCTTTAAAACTTTTGTTGTGTTCGTGTGGATCTATGTATCTTTTCTTTACCCAATGAGAACCAACACCACCTGGGTTAGCAGTACAACGTAGGTAAGTCTGTATATCAGAGTCAGTAGTACGCAGCCGAGAAGCAAGGTAGTTCCAGCTAAATTCTGTAGGTAAGTGTGTGATTTCGTCAAAGCCAATCCAACTATATGCTTGACCTTGATAACGATATACGTCTGCATCGCGTTCAAGAAAGCCAAACTCTACCTTTGCGCCACTTGGAAAGTTCCAAAGCTTTTCAACTTCTCTAAACTTAGCACCAGGAAAGGCTAATGGGTATAGTTCACGAGATTTATCTATCATTTCGCGCAGTTCTGGCATAGATCGTCTAAGAATCAAAGCACGATGGGCTTTTTTGTGCGCATAACGTAGTGGATCAACTAACATTGCGTAAGATTTACCACCACCTGCAGCACCACCGTAGAGAACATCCTTCTCACCTGCAGCAAGAAAGTCTGTTTGTGGGCCTTCGTTGGGATGAAAGATAACTTTAGAATCTTTTATAGCTTCTTGTAAAGAATCAGTAGTATTTTGTAACTCTTCTTCAGAAACTACTCTAGATTGTTTACTTTGCGGAGGAGCTGTTACTTTTTTTAGTAGTTCTTTTTCTTTCTTTAATCTTTCTTTTTTATTCTGAACACGTTGTTCAGCTTTTTTAAGTTCTTTTTGTTTTCTAGCTAGAGCTAATTTTCTTTGATGTGTTTTAGAGTAGTTATATCTCTTCTTAACTCCGGGTTTATTTTTTGGTCTACCGCTTTTCTTTTTAGGTTTACCACTTTTAGTTAAAACAAACTCACCGTTATCATCTGTAACATACTCTTCAGGGAAGATTAACCACAGATCTTTATCTAAATAAGTTTTTAAAGAAACATGACTAATCTTACGGCCAGTCTTCTCAGACAACAGCGTAGCAGCTTCTCTCAAAGAGGCTTCTTTGTTGTATATAGAATGTAAAGTTTTATTGAGTTCTTCTAGTTGAGAAGAGATTGGCGCAAGATAGCCTTGAATATTACTTAACTTATATCCAAAAGGAACAGTAACACTTTTCTTTTTAATGTATCCTTTAGGTATATCTGTCATAGTACTTTATTTCATAAATGGTAGTTTTGATACTAGAGATTTAAATAGTTCTGGGTTGCGTCTTTTAATTACTATCAATGCAACAACAGCTATAAAACCACCTATAAGTAGAAAGTCCATAGTTACTCCTCCTTTGTAGTTAGGTCTTCAAATTCAACATCTATGATTTGCTTTTCAGGCAATATAAAGATGCCTCCTGAGACATTATGATTAACATCTAACTTCTCCTTTTTAGTAACACCTACTCTATCAAGGATAGTTTGTGCTGCTTGTACTTTAATATTCGCTTGTGGTACAGAATGTTCTGTAGACATAAGTTCAATTAACTTAAAAGCAGCCTTTGGAGCTTCACGAGCAAGTACGTCTGAGGCTAAATCCACTATTTCTTGTCTAAGAGATTGTATTATTTGATAGTGATTTCCTGAGTATCCTGCAAGTTCCGCTGCAAGCTTTAAGTCTCCCCTTGTTTCTACTAAGTTTTCAAGGAAAGCTTGTTGTTTTTCTGTGAGGTTTCTTTTTGTAGCTGGTAAATTAGACATATTTTATATTATAGAAACTATTTAGGGTTTGTCAAGTAATTTATTTTCTCAATAGGCCTTGACAAATGTGAAATCTGACTGTACAATATCCTTGTACCCCCCGGGGTTGCATAGATATATAGTACTATAGAGCTTTATAGAGTCTTAATAAGCGCGACATAGGCTGTTTGGTATCTGCATAACACTTCAAAGTTCTTCAAAATGTATAAGATTGTGCATATATATACCCAGGGGGTGGGGGTGATCCTGCAGCCCCCTTTAAAGACTCGCGAGTTACTTTAAAGAACCCCTCAAGCTTTTAATAGAAAATTTATTTATAGACTCTAGAGTTCTTTATAGTCTAAAAAGTTTTTTATTTGCGCATTAAAGAAACTCTAGAGATTTTTAGAGTCTTTTTTGTAGAAGATAACAAGATTTTTGAAGAATTTTAGAGCGTGTAAATTACTCTATAGCCCTCATAGATTTTATTAAATATTCTTAGATTTGAAATACATGGACGATTATTACTCATAATCTTAATGTTATTGATAGATATATTTCTATATGCTCCTTAAATAGCCCACACAAAGAGATAAATTAAATCTAATAGCAAACCATAGGCACAAAAAAAAGACTCTAGAAACTTCATAGAGTCTTTTAATTTGTACTGGATAAATTTAATCTAAAATATCATTCTTAAATAATCTTTGTGCAATATCATCAACGAATGTTGCGAATTTAAATGGATTAGTTTTATATAATTCTGGGTGTAAAATCTCATTCCAATGCATTGATGTCTTATAACATTTAATATGCATATCATTATTTAAATCATAATTATTGAAACTTAATATTATTAGATAGATTTTTGTCTTGTCTTCTTGATTCATAATTTAACCTTATTTTAGTTATATTTTTGTTGTTACATATACTCAACGTTTAACAAATTATTTTGTGACAAAAAAAAAAGACTCCATATTTCTATAGAGTCTTTTTAATCCTTTTTGATTTAGTTTAAATGAACAATAAATCTATCATTATTGCGGTTGCTATTAGATATGGTATCAGTTCAATATTACCCATAAACAAGCACCCATAATAGACAAGTTAAGAACCCACTACAAAAAGAAAATAAATATCTATAAAAGTTTAATTTACTTTGTAATATATCGAATGGAGTTTTAACAGTTCTTGCTAATTTTCTTCTAGAATAATCCATTATTTTGAACCCCCCAGAAGTGCCGTCAATTCAGCAAGTTTAGATTCAAGATTGGCTATCTTGTCTTCTTGATCTTTTGCTTTTTTAACTGCAACGCTCACTTTTTTAGCTTTCTTTTGTGGTGACATTTTCTTAACTCTTAAAAGAAATGTTTTATTTTCCTCAATTGGAAATAAATTCCAGTCATTCATTTCTTTGCAAGTCTTTTGAATGGCTATTATTTCTTTAGTACCCTTATCTAATAGCGTACTGAATTGCTTTAATGCACCCTCAACTTGAGTTAATGTCTTATCGTCTTTGTTATACTTTAAACCTAAACCCATTAAGACTTGTGACTTCGTTTCTCTGAAAAGTTTTTTAGATTTTTCTGGGTTGCCGTTGGCACGTTTCATATTAAAACCATATGCAATTGTATTAATTACTTTGTATAGGTTGCTTACTTGGTTGTCTTTATAGACTATCGTTTTTTTATTGTTATCTTTCATGGTTGAAAGTTACCTCATTTTATTGCGGATTATTCCGCGTTGGTTGTCACAATTGACAGCACCACAAATAACCCACCACAGAAACCAAGTCAACAAAAAATTTTATTATTTAATTAATTAAATGTTTTTATCCCTTAAAAAATATTCTTTATTGCTCAAAAATTAGCCAACTTTTAATAAATTTATGCCAGTTTTTTGATGGTGCTTAAACTAACTAAATGCCAGGAATCCTACAACACCATGAGGAGCTTTAAAATATTTCTACTGGCCTTTATAATATGAGGCCACTCTTTAAAGCCTGGCTAGTTACATAGGAGTTTGACAGAAATTTTGGGTTGTGGGTATACTGTCTCCACAGATTAGCCAAGTGGCTATGAAGTATTCTACAAAGCTATACAGTTTCTTTATTGTTATCTTTACTGTTATCTTTGTAGAGCTTAGTAAAGTAATTTATGGTAAGTCCAGTAGGGTTAAAGGGAAAAAGCCTTAACAGGTCGCTCTAAGTGAGGAGATAATATAAGTCTAGATGAAAAGCACCCAGTCTCCATAGCCATAGAGTAGTTGGTAGTCTACTATAAAAAACTACCAGTCTGAATTTTCCACCATGATAGGTCGGTGGGGGTTTAGCCGACTTAAAACTGCTATAACCAATACAACAGAGGATACATCTACTCATTAAACCGAGATGTCGTAATGTGGTTATATGTAAGCAAGAAGGCAAACCACAGGTTTGTTGGATACCTAAACCAACACGCAGT